AGAAGTTTATTCTGATGTAAATTCTTATACAGAAAACGTAAACTTAATTGAAAAACAATCAAGAAGTTTACATGATTACGACGAAATTTTTGAAGATGATGATGGATACCCAGACTAATATGACACAACTTGTTAAACTTATTTCAGTAACACCAGATGCAGAGAAGCACATGGCATACTGTGCTCGTGTTTCAAATCCAGCAAACCAAGAAAATGAAAAGTTTTCTGGACTCCTTAAATACTGTATTCAACATCAGCATTGGAGTATCTTTGAACAAGCTTCAATGACTGTTGAGATTAATACCACAAGAGGTATAGCAGCTCAAATTTTGCGCCACCGTTCATTTACATATCAAGAATTTTCACAAAGATATGCTGATAGTTCTTTGCTTGGGAATTCTATTCCTGTGCCAGAACTTCGTCGTCAAGACGACAAAAATCGTCAAAACAGTATTGATGATGTTGATCCATTTATTGTTCAAAAGTTTCAAATTTTGATGCAGGACCATTTTAAACATTCAATGGATCTGTATCAACAAATGCTTGATGCTGGAATTGCAAAGGAGTGTGCAAGGTTTGTATTGCCTCTAGCAACGCCTACAAGACTCTATATGACGGGTTCGGTAAGGTCATGGATCCATTATATTGATTTGCGTTCTGGGCATGGCACCCAAAAAGAACACATGGATATTGCAAATGCTGTTAAGTGTATTTTTACATGTCAGTTTCCTGCAGTATCCGAAGCACTTGGGTGGACTCGTGAAAATTGCCCAGAATGCTCAGATGCCCCCTCAATTATTATAGAATAAATATTAATATGGTGATTTCATAACTTATGGCGACTTATCCTGTTATTCATAAAGAAACTGGTGAACAAAAAGAAGTGAAAATGAGTGTTCACGAATGGGACCAGTGGAAAAAAGATAACCCAGATTGGGATAGAGACTGGTCTGACCCATCAACTTGCCCTGGAAGTGGTGAAGTTGGTGAATGGAAAGACAAACTTGCAAAATCAAAACCAGGGTGGAATGAAGTTCTGCAAAGAGCATCGAAAATGCCTGGAGCTCGTGTAGGAAAAATTTAATGGCAAGAAAAAGAAGAAATCCCGACCAACCAATTGGAGTTGGCATGACTGCAAAACAGATGAGAAGGAAAAGACCTCTCAATGCTGATCTTTTAATTGATATTGAACCATTAACAGAGAATCAAAAGAAACTTTTTGATTCATATTCAAAGGGAAAACATTTGGTGGCTTATGGTGCTGCTGGAACAGGAAAAACTTTTATTACTTTATATAATGCATTGAAAGAAGTTTTGAATGAAATTACACCATATGAACAAATTTATATTGTCCGTTCTCTGGTAGCAACAAGGGAAATTGGATTCCTCCCTGGAGATCATGAAGATAAGTCTTCACTTTATCAGATTCCATATAAGAACATGGTTAAATACATGTTCCAACTTCCAACAGAAACTGATTTTGAAATGCTTTATGGTAATCTAAAGCAGCAAGAAACAGTTAAATTCTGGAGTACATCATTTGTTCGTGGTACTACTTTAGATAATTCAATCATTATTGTAGATGAGTTTCAAAACATGAATTTTCATGAATTGGATTCAATCATCACTCGTGTTGGTGAAGATTCTAAAATCATGTTCTGTGGTGACGCATCTCAATCTGATTTAACAAAATCAAATGAAAGGAATGGAATTAGTGATTTTATGGATATCTTGAGAAAAATGCCTTCTTTTGATATAATTGAGTTTGGTATTGATGACATTGTTCGTTCTGGACTTGTTAAAGAATATCTGATTGCAAAAATGGAATCTGGCTTGAATGGATGATAATTTAAAACTTGATGGTAGGTTTAGTCACATTGATTTAAACCTACCCAAATTAGAAAGGGAAATGATTGATGGGGTTCGTTATTATAAAATCCCAGACAAAGAAGAACTGCTACGATTTGTTTCCATTACTTCAGTAACTTCTTTTAAAAATAGGCAATTTTTTGCTGATTGGAGAAAAAAAGTCGGAGAAGAAAAAGCAGATAAGATTACACGACAAGCAACTAGTCGTGGAACTGATATGCACAGTCTGGTTGAAAATTATCTTTATAATATTCCAGAACTGCCTAAAGTTCAACCATTATCAGAATTTTTATTCAAGATTGCAAAACCAGAATTGAATAAGATAAATAATATTCATGCTTTAGAGAGTTCTCTTTACAGTAAAGTACTTGGAGTTGCTGGTACTGTAGACTGTATTGCTGAATATAATGGTGAATTGGCAATTATAGACTTTAAAACTTCTAAAAAACCAAAACCAATTGAATGGATTGAGCATTATTTTGTCCAATGTGCGGCATATGCCTGCATGTTTTATGAGTTAACTGAAATACCAGTTAAAAAATTAGTAATTTTAATGGCATGTGAAAATGGAGAATGTATTGTCTATGAAGAGTACGATAAACAAAAATATATTAAGTTGCTCGCAAAATACATTAGAGAGTTTGTTAACAGTAAACTTAATTAACATGGAAAATAACATTAAAGATGTAATTAAAGATAAGTTTCTATGTCCACAAAAGTTTGCTCAAGATATTGAAAGCATTGTAAAAATTTCTAAAATTAGTTACATTGATGCTATTGTTACTTATTGCGAGGAAAATTCAATAGAAATAGAGACTGTTCCAAAATTAATTCCAAAACCACTTAAAGAAAAAATAAAATACGAAGCTACAAAATTGAATTTTCTTAAAAAGACTAGTAGGGCAACTTTGAACTTTTGAACCGTGACTCCCTTTGATGTTTACAAAACTTATTTGGCTATAAAAAATCACTTTACAAAAGAAAAATATGATTATTTTAAGTATTGCGGAAGGTCAAGAGCATCTATAGATTCATATAACAAAAGAAAAGATAGATACTTTTTTGAAAAATTATCTCGTCAAAAAACAGATGACGAGATAAAATTTTATTTTGTTGCTAGTTTTATAGAATGCACAGATCCCCAATCTTTATGGATTGGGGAAATAATTTCCAATGGGGAAAAAAATTATACTGAGTGGTTAAAAAAATATCAGAGTCTTACTTATTTGTTTAAAACAGAAAGTGAGATTTTTATTTCTAAGGATAGTTTGGACCATTTATTTACGTGCAAACCAAATAAACATCCAGAGATATTAAAAAAGTATTTGCAAAATGCAATTACTTTGGAAACTATGGTAATACTTGATTCTATTCTTGGATATGTTTCAAAATTTGATAAAAAAATTTTAGACCCAGTGTGGGAAACCGTAAGTCTTAAAATTAAAAAATATAAACCATTCCTAAATATTGATGAGGCAAAATTTACAAAAATCTTAAAGGAGATAGTATTATGACTAGATTTTTTGATTCAGAGATGGTCAGAAAATCTGTATTAGAATTAGAAGAAATTCAACAAAAACTTTTTGAACAAGTTTTGAATCTTTCATTCTATGATAATAATGGTAAAAAAGAACATCTTGAATTGATGAAGGAGTTTCTTGAAAAACAAAAACTTTTTATCTTTAGATTATCTTTGTCTGATGATCCAGAAGCAATTGAAATGAAAAAGAGAATTATTGATTCTGCTAAATTATTTGGTTTGGCAGAAGATGGGACCGTGAATGATTTCTTTGAAATGCTTGAATCCAATATTGAGTCTCTTGAGAAAACCCTTGACGACTGACCCATTGCCTGATACAATTAATACGTACCAATACAGTACATACACGTTCAATACTACTAATACGGAGAATACGAATGTCTTTTGCTGATCTTAAAAAGCAATCTAAAATGGGTTCTCTCACCGAGAAACTCATTAAACAAGTAGAAAAACTGAATGATAGTGGTTCCAAGGATGATGACCGTTTTTGGAAACCTGTTATGGATAAGAGCGGTGTAGGTTCCGCAGTTATCCGTTTCCTCCCTGCCCCCGAAGGTTGTGAACTGCCTTGGGCACAAGTATGGTCTCACGCATTCCAGGGTACTGGTGGTTGGTTGATTGACAACTGCCTCACTACTCTTGGTCAGCAATGTCCTGTTTGTGAAAAGAAT